AATCAGCGAGGGTGACTTATTCAAGTGTAACCCATATCTGCAGATCAGATGTGTTGATGGTTCACACTCCATGTGGGTGCCGAGTATAAACGATTGTCTTGCTGAAGACTGGGTAATAGTGGAGTAGAAACGGAATAGCAGATAATTCAGACCGTGTTTTTACCATGGTCTTTTTTTATGCCCAAAATCGGCTTAAGGCGGTAAAACTGTGACGATAAAATAACTCCGGCAAGAGTGATAACTGCCATGTGTGGCTACGATTAAAGCCAAGAAAGGATGGAACAATGGAATTAAAGGAACTGTTAGGAGAAGAATTGTACAAACAGGTACAGGCAAAGATTGACGAGAAGAACAGCGCAGAGACGGATAAACTCAAGCATGTAAGATACACAGATCTGTCCGAGGGCAAGTACGTCAGCAAAGAGAAGTATGATTCCGAGCTTGAAAAACTCAATGGACTGATCACCGGCAAAGACACGGAGATTGGCAATGCAAATAAGCTTATTGAGGAGCTCAAGAAAGCTTCCAAGGGTGATGAGGGCATGCAGCAGAAGATATCAACTTACGAGACTGAGAATGCAAGGCTTCAGAAAGAGCTTGAGGAGACTAAGGTCAATTCAGCTATCAAGGTGGCTCTGCTTGAGGCTCATGTGGTTGATACTGATTACATGACCTATAAGATCAAGACAGCCATCAAGGAGAAGAATGAGGAGCTTAAGCTCGATGATGAAGGTCATATCAAAGGTTGGGACAATATGCTCACAGACTTAAAGACACAGTTCCCGGCTCAGTTCACAGCTTCATCCGGCTCAGATGGTGGCAAGAGGATCATCATTGAGAATAAGCTGCCAGATGGGAATCCGGGCAATACGAATGCAGAACCTAAGGACCTGGCAGAGGCATTGAGACAGAAATACGAAGGAAATAACAACCAATAAGTAGAAAGGAATGGTGAAAACTATGGCAATGACATTAGAAGAACTTAAGAAAGGTATGAGTGACAAGGTATTCTCACAGATCGTGGATATCTTTCTCAGACAGTCAACAATACTTCAGATGCTCACATTTGATGACTGTGTATCAGCATCAGGTGGTGGCTCAACAATGAAGTATAAGTATCTCAGAAAGGTACTTCCAGCAACAGCAGAGTTCAGAAAGATAGGTGGCTCTTACACTGCATCAGCGGCTACTAAGCAGGAGTGCGAAGCAAATCTTGCGATCATGGGCGGAGCAGTTCAGATGGACAGAGTGCTCAACAAGGTTGCTGGTAACTTTGACAACATGGCATATCAGATCGAGGAACATATCAAGGCAATCGTGTCTTTATTCCACTACACGCTGATTAATGGAGATGCAACCACAACAGCATCTGGTGATCATCCGGAGTTTCAGGGCCTTGATTCTATGATCGCCGGAACAACGACAGAGTACGGCACAGACAAGGCTATTGATCTTTCATCTATCACTTCACTCAAAGCAAACGCTGATGAGTTCTATGAGGCTCTAAGTCTCCTTATCAAGACTACAGATGCTGATGCAGTGCTTACAAACACAGAGATGATCACAAAGATTCAGACTGTAGCACGTATCCTTGGATACAGGACAGAGAGTGAGGAAGCATTCGGAAAGCGTATTACTACGATTGATGGAGTGAAGCTTATCGATATGCAGAATCATTACACAGTATCAAGCGGATCGGCTGTTGCAAATTCTGTTGTTAAGAAAGGCCTTAAGAGAAAACTTGGATCTGAACAGACAGAAACAACAGGTCTTACAGATATCTATGCAGTCAAGTTTGATGTAAACGATGGATTCCACGGAATCAGCCTGAATGGTGGTTCAGTTATTGATCAGTATCTGCCTGATTTCAGTAAGCCTGGAACAGTGAAGGATGCTGAAGTAGAGATGATCGCAGCTACAGTTCTGAAGAATACACAGCATGCAGGTGCGCTTCGTAATATCAAGATTGCGTAAGTTAGAAAGGATAGGTGAGATAGGATATGGCAGCAGTAAAGGAATCAAAATGGATTGTATCAGTAAATGGAAATCCATCATATTGCGGAATCGGTGCCGGTGGTGTGCAGTTTGCAAACGGCAAAGCAGAGATCACATCTAAGCGTATGGCAGACTGGTTCATGGAGCATGATGGTTATACAGTTACAGCACAGTAAGGTGGTGGTCATATGATCATGACTGTTGATGAACTGAAAGAGTATGTTGATACTGGTGCAGTAAAGGATAAGGTGCTTGAAGCAAAGCTTCAGGCACTGGAACTCCTGATCAGAAAATATACAAATAATAACTTTCAGGATAGAAACAGGCGGTTTATTGCACCGGTGGACGTTGCTACAGGTTTCCAGTATGCGTCTGATTTGTTCAAGGCTGGTGACACTGTACAGGTATCAGAATCACACTACAATGATGGTTTGTACACCATCAAGGCTGTGGATATGGACAATGGACATATAGAGGTGAATGAGGAGCTTGTAAGCGAACCGGTCGCCATGGTGACAAAGATAGTATATCCGATGGATATCAAGCTGGGAGTAGCCAACATGCTCTCATGGGACCTGAACAACCGGGATAAGGTCGGTGTACAGTCTGAGACCATCAGTAGGCATTCTGTGACCTATTTCAACATGGATGGCGACAATTCCCTCATGGGATATCCAAAGTCACTTCTTGGTTTCTTAAAACCGTACATGAAAGCGAGGTTTTGAGATGCGAGGAATAGGCGGAAATGCAGTTGCAGATATACTACAGGCTAAAAGCATAACCAGAAATGAGATAGGCGAACAGGAAGTCACATGGATATCTGAAGATACCTTGACCGGATGGCTTGACCTCTCAGGCGGTGACAGCAAGTACACAACATACAATGCCAAGGTGCAGGAATCCACGCATATGTTCGTGGCTGATTATAAGCAGCTCAGTGACATGATCAAGGCTGAGAACAGCCGTATGGTGATTAATGGTCAGGTATATGACATTATGCTGATAGATGACCCCATGGGCATGCATGAGCAGCTTGAGATATATCTGAAGTATACAGGAGGGCAGTAATGGGAAATGTGGAGTTCACAGACAACAGAATAAAGGTTGAGGCGGCTCTGGATGATGCTGTTATTGTATTCTTGTACGAGGCCGCCGGAGAGGTAGAGGCACAGACTAAGAGAGCACAGGCGAGAGTAGACACAGGACAGACCAAAGGAGCATGGACTCATCATGTTGATGAAGATAAGGGCGAGGCTGTTATCGGTAATCCTCTTGAGAATGCTATCTGGGAAGAGTATGGAACAGGTGAATACGCACTGAAAGGTAATGGACGCAAAAAACCATGGGTCTATAAGGATGAGCGTGGCAACTGGCACACAACTCATGGTAAAAAGCCTCTCAGACCTTTACAGAAAGCCTTTGACAAGACCAAGAGCAAGATCATCAAGCGACTTGGCTCTATCCTCAATCAGACGTTCAGTGAGTAAGGCGGTGGTGACGATTGACGACAGAAACATTATCATATATCAACAATGTACTCACAGATGAACTTGAGATACCATATGCATTTATGGAGTGGCAGGATGACCCGCCGGAGGCATATTTTGTTGGTGAATACTCCGAGGGTGATACTCCTGAAGAGGATGGATGTCAGGAAATAACATTCATCATAGATGGATTCACAAGAGGCTCATGGTTCAGCTTGGAGAAGTACAAGCAGAAGATAGAACAGAATATTGAACGGACGGCAATCCTTGCAAGTGGTGCGGGGGTTGCCGTTTTTTATGGGAATGCGTCACCAGTGCCAACAGGGGATGCAGACCTCAAACGGATACAGATCAATTTGACGATTAAAGAATATAAGAATGGAAGGTGATTATAACATGGCAGATACATTAACTTTTGAAGAGTTCAAGTCATCCGGTATCACAGACAAGACACCGAAGAACATTGTGTTTGGTGCCGGAACGATTCACAAAGGGCTCAAGTATGACGCATCAAAAAAGACATGGAACTTTGCTGAATCTCTGATCGGTGCTACATCCGGCGGAACGAAGCTGTCTATTAAGCCGGAACTTAAGGATATTGAAGTAGATGGAGCAGTGGTTAAGGTTAAGGATTTGACGGTTAAAACTGGCGAGACAGCACAGATGGATACTAACATGGTGGAGCTGTCGCCTGAGACGATCAAGATGGCTATTATCGGGCAGAATGGCACATCAACAGCGGAAGGATATGATGTGATCGAATCCAAGGCAAGAATTGAAAAGGATGATTATATCGAAAACTTTGGATATATTGGAAGATTCTTAGATGGTCGTCCTGTTATCGTGATCTTTGACAATGCTCTCTGTACATCAGGCCTTGAGATAGAGGGCAAGAACAAGGAGAATGGCACATTTGCGCTGACAATGGAGTGCTATGCGGATCTGTCACCAGCAGCTGATACACTGCCATACCACATCTATCTGCCTACCGGCACGACAACGGAGCAGGTTCAGCAGTCTATAGATTCCAGTACAAAAGCAACAGACTAATTGACATAGAAAAGGAGAGATAATCATGGGAACAACCGAGATAAAAGAGAACAAAGATATAGAAGTAGTAGAGAATGCTGAAGTAGTTGAAGAGGCAGAAGTAGTAGAAGATGCCGAGGCAACAGAAGATGTGCAGGAGATCAAACCATATACGCTTAGAAATCCAAAGGCTACAGATATAGCTGCATTCCTGAAGCTGTTCAGCAAGCTGGGGGTAAAAGACTTCAAAGATTCATTCAGCGGCAATGGGTTCAAAGAGCTTATTGCAAAAGAACGTGAGAAGCTTGCTGGTGATGGCGAGGATGATGAGGACACATCGAAGTTCCTCGAGAATGTGGGTATTGGTCTTGCATTCGAGCTTGCAGATGTGATTCTGACTAAGCTGTCAGACTGTCAGCGTGAGGTATTTGTCTGCTTATCACACCTGTCAGGAATGACTGTGGATGAGATAGCAGATCTTGATCTCTCTGTATTCACACAGATGTTATATGATGCAGTCACTCTTCCGGGCTTTACGGATTTTATCAAGGTTGTTTCAAGATTGTTCGAGAAGAAACAGTAGGCTATCTCAAGTTCATGGATCTCATATTTAAACGATATGCGGATCCGTACACTCTGCTTGATACGATGATAGACAATCAGAGCTTTGATGAGTTTGTATGCACGTTTGTGCGTCTTGACGATGATGATAAGCTCTGGGATATGTATATCCATAAGTGCTGGGAGAACATATCATTCAATGACTTCAAGGCAAGGCTGTATGGCACATCAGGTGGCAATTCGCAGCCTGTCGGATCAGGAGCATTTGAGAGCAGAGGCGAACTTGAAACAACCATAAGGGATTCTATGTCAATCATAGAGAACTTTAAACCATAGGGGCACACAGAACGTGTGTCTCTATTTTTTTATTATTGAGGAAAGGGGGTAGACCCTTTTGGAAGTATTTAAGATACTGGGACGAATCGCAGTATCAAATGAAGATGCGAATGAGAAAATTGAAGAGACTGGCGACAAGGCAGAGAAGACAAGCAAAAAGATGAGTTCTGTGTTTGGCAATATCGGCAAGTTTGCGCTCAAGGCAGCAAAGGTCGCCGTGGTTGCAACAACGGCTGTGGCTACTGGAATAGCTGGCATTACTGCTAAGGCTGTAAGCGAGTATGCAGACTATGAGCAGCTTGTCGGTGGTGTTGAGACACTGTTCAAGGACAGCTCAGATAAGGTTGTAGAGTATGCGAATAATGCATATAAGACGGCGGGGCTGTCGGCGAATGAGTACATGGACACTGTAACAAGCTTTTCAGCGTCGCTGCTCCAGGGATTGGGCGGTGACACGGAAAAGGCGGCTGAAACTGCAAACACAGCTATTGTAGATATGGCTGATAATGCCAACAAGATGGGAACTGATATGGCATCTATACAGAATGCATATCAGGGTTTTGCTAAGCAAAACTACACGATGTTAGATAATCTCAAGCTTGGCTATGGTGGTACTGCGTCCGAGATGGCAAGGCTTATCAATGATTCTGGTGTACTTGGTGACACCATGACTGTGACTGCAGATAACGTCAATAGTGTGTCATTCGATAAGATGATTGAGGCTATTCACACCGTTCAGGTCGAGATGGGAATATCTGGGCTCACTGCTGAACAAGCGGCTGAGGCAGTGAAGAATGGAACCATGACGCAGGAAGAGGCTCTTGCAGCTATGGGAACCACCGCAAAAGAAGCAGCCACGACAATACAGGGTTCCATCGGCATGATGAAGTCTGCATGGACGAATCTGCTCACAGGAATGGCCGACCCATCACAGGACATGGGAGTGCTGATCAATAACCTTGTTGATTCTGTGATGGCTGTAGCTGATAACCTTGTACCACGAATAGCAGACACACTGCCAAGGATAGTTACAGGTATATCAAGTCTTGCACAGAAATTGGCACCATATATACCGCCACTTATAGAACAGATACTGCCATCACTGATACAGGGCGCAACATCGTTGCTGTCCGAATTGGTGAATAACCTTCCTGGCATACTTGAAACCTTGTTGCCGGGTATAGGTGGAGAGCTGGGGCAGACACTTACATCTGCATTACAGTCTATATTCGGAACTTTGCAAGCTATTTTGCCTACTATATTATCCCTTGTTAATACACTGTTACCACCATTATTGCAGATAGTTCAGACTATTTTGCCGCCGCTTACGAATTTGATTAATATGCTTTTGCCGCCTATTGTGCAGATAGTGTCGCAGATTCTTCCTATTTTGATTTCAATTTTGCAACCGGTACTGGAATTATTGCAACCAATACTTGATTTGCTCAATCCAATTATAAATCTGGTCTTAATGATATTGGATCCATTGATGGAACTTATCAATATGATCCTGCCTCCGCTTGTTGAGGTGATAAGTCTGATATCAGAAGAGATACTTGAAGTGCTGAAACCGATACTTGAATGGTTTTGCGAGATGCTTGAGATCACATTGGAAGCGGCGATTATTGCAATTATGGCAGTTATCAACAACTGTCGTAAATCGTTTTCAATGGCTTGGAAAGGCATTAAGAAAGTCTGGAATGCAGCACCTGCCTTTTTTAAAGGCATATGGAATGGTATAAGATCAGCATTTGCAGCAGTAGGAAAGTTTTTTAAAGGCATCTTTACAACAGCGTGGAATGGAATTAAGAGTGTTTGGTCTGCTGTTACTGGTTTCTTCAGCGGAATATGGAACGGCATCAAGGGAATATTCTCAGCTGTTGGCACATGGTTTAGTGGTATTTTCGGCAAGGCTTGGGCTGGTATCAAGAATGCATTTTCACCGATGGTTAAGTTCTTTTCAGATACATGGCAGAAGATTAAGGATATCTTTTCCAAGGTTGGAACAGCTATCGCAGATGGCATCAAGGGAGCCGTTACAGCAGCTATCAATGGCATATTAGGTACAGCGACTAAGATCATTAATGGGTTTATATCAGCTATCAATGCTTGTATATCCGTTATTAATGCGATTCCGGGAGTATCAATTAATAAGCTTGATAAATTAAATGCACCACAGCTTGCGGAAGGTGGTGTACTTAAGAAAGGTCAGGTCGGTATACTTGAAGGTAATGGAGCCGAGGCTGTAGTGCCGCTAGAGAAGAATACAGAATGGATCAGTAAGGTAGCAGATCAGATGGCAGCAGCAACAGGAAGAACAGTAGACAATGAATCAGAGTTATCAAAGGTTCTGTATTTGATTCTTGAGGTGGTAAGACATATTGATGAAAATATGTATGAATACATGGTAAGAGCACTTACAGAAGGTACGAAGCTTAAGATTGATGGTAGAGAATTTGGAAGGATGGTGAGAACATATGCTTGAGAATATAAAATATGTAAATAGTCAGGGAAATGTTCTTGAATTTGGAAAGAAATATATCTTTGCAAATGAAAATGACCTCCGGAATTATCAGTGGATCTATGATAGTGATCGGAAGTGTGTTGAGAATTTTCAAAAGAAAATTACAGAAAAGACACTTCCGGTCACTATATGCTGTCCAACTCCAAGAATATGCAGAAATGTAAAGAATGATATGTTTGAACTGTTTGAACAGGATATCATCAATGAAGTTCCCGGAAAACTGTATATTGGCGATTATTATCTTGAATGTTTCATCTATGCAAGTGATAAGTCAGATTATCTGATAGGGCAACATACAAAACTGTCGTTAAAGATAGTGACAGCGGCAGATGCGTGGGTGAAAGAGGAATTGTTTCAGTATCGATATGAAACGATAGAATCAGACGATAGTGGACGTGGATATTCATATGGTTATGAATATGATTATTCCGCTTCACCAGGGAATGCTACACAGTTTGCAAATAGTAATTTTAATGAGGCAGAATTTATTATGACAATCTATGGATATGCGCAGAATCCGGCTATATCAATAGGTGGTCATATATATGCATTAAACTATACTATACAGGCTGGTGAAAGAGCAGAGATTGATTCAAAACGGCAGACTATAAGGCTATATAAAATGAATGGAGCAACTGTAAATATATTCCGATTCAGAGACAGAAAGAATGATATATTTCACAAAATTAAATCCGGAGAACAGGCTATATATTGGAATGCGGATTTTAATTTTGATTTGCTTTTGAAAGCTGAAAGGAGTGAACCAATTTGGATGTGATCTATACAGACCGAAATCTTAATGATGAAGGTTGCCTGCATCATTATAATATTGATCTTGATATTGCAAATGAGAAGAATTTTGAGATCACAGTTGGTATTAAGAATAATGTCATGCGTGGAGGCTATTGGTGGTATGTCAATGATACGGAGTATGGTGGTGTTGTAGATTCCGTAAAAGTGATAACGGAGAATAATGAGATCAGATATTCAGGCAGAAGTTTCAGGGGAGTACTTATGAGTAAGATCATAGAGCCTCCGTCTGGGGCAGCCTACCGGATTGTATCAGGAGATGCTGGAAACATTATTCAGGATCTTATAAATTTATGTGGACTGTCAGCGGTATTTGCTGCCGAACGTATTGGATACACAGTAAAAACATTTCGGTTTGACCGATACATAGATCTATATACCGGGTTAGTTAAGCTTGGTAAAGCTATAGGTATGAATTTGTACTTAATCGTTAAAAATGGAATAGTTCATGTATCATATGTGCCGTTAGTTGATTATTCCGACCGGATAGAATACAACCAGAACGATATTAATTTCACTATTGAGAAGACATATAGAGGTGTAAATCATCTTATATGTCTTGGTAAAGGAGAACTTCAGGATAGAACTGTAGTGCATTTATATGCTGATGCAAATGGGAATATAAGCACATCTCAACGTCTATATGGAATTGAGGAATATGTGAGCACTTATGAGAACACATCTGCAGAATCTGATGAGGACCTTGTCTCTGGTGGAACAGAGAGATTGCAGGAATTAATAGGAGCTGATGCATTTGCAGTTACAAGCAGTGATACTGAGCAACATATAGGTGATATAATTGGCGGATATGAAAGCGTGACAGATTCCTATGTAATAAGCAGTATCACAAATATAATAGTCAAGTTAGATGATGATACAGTTGATATATCATATAGTGTAGGTGATGCTACACGGAAAGGATAAGTAATGAAAATAGTAACAGGAAAAACCGGAGTAAATCATGTAACGGCAGATGATGACCGAGCGTTGAATCTTGGAATCATTGGAAAAGATAACTATGTGCTGCCAGTTGGAGATATGTTCAAGTTGACTATGGTCGATGTCAATACTGCAAGAGTATCCTGTGGGGATCTGGTTATGAAAGGGTGTCATGCTCGGATCCCTGCAGGAGATTATGACGATCTTATGATTGACAGCGGCAGTCAAGGATACAACCGGAAAGATCTTATTGTAGCAAAGTACAAAAAAGACACTGGCATTGAAAATGTAACACTTGAAGTAATTAAAGGTACACCATCTGCAGGGACAGCAGCAACACCAGAATATCCGACAGGAAGTATATATTGGGGAGCAACAGAAGATACCTTCCCACTGTATGAGATTAATATCAATGGTATTAATATAGGAACAGTAAAACCTCTTTTTGAGATATTATATTCAAGGCTGTCATCGGTTTACACAAAGGCAGAGACGGATGATCATATAAAAAATGCTGTTGATAAGGAGACACAGGCAAGAACATATGCTATTAATGGAGTAAAAAGTGACATATCATCATTGTCAAAAAAAAATGCTGAACTTTCAAATAAACTGGATGCTGTAAACGCAGATATAGAATCCGTAAATGCTTCTGTAAAGAACTTATCTGACAAACATACTGAAGACATTAATAATGTTAATGAAAGCATCAACACAGTGGTTGCAGATGTATTAAAGTTACAGAATGTTGATAACAAATACAGTGCAGAGTTCACAAATATAGCAGGTGTAATGTCATTGCCTTTACTGCCGGATGAAACAAAAGTGTCAACAATAGCGGATGTAAGAAAGGTACTTGATCCGCTTGTAGCATCTCTGCATGACGGATTTATTAATCTTGCAAAAATCAAGATAGAATCTGGTGGAAGTATTATAAATCCCGGTGGCGGAATGATCGGATCATAGAAAGGAGAATGAAAACATGAAACAGGTTATATGTACAGTGATCGGAGCGGTTGGCTCCGGAATAGCAGCATTGTTTGGAGGATGGGACACCGGACTGGTGTCTCTTTTGATTTTCATGGGGCTTGATTATGTATCAGGTCTTGTAGTCGCAGGAGTGTTTCACAAGAGCAGAAAAACGGACACCGGCAGCCTTGAAAGCAAGACGTGCTGGAAAGGGTTATGCCGAAAATGCATGACGCTTGTATTTGTGCTGGTAGCGTATCGGCTTGACTTGATAATCGGCACAAACTATATCCGTGATGCGGTGATCATAGCATTTTTGGCGAACGAATTAATATCTCTTGTAGAAAATGCCGGTCTCATGGGAATAAAATTACCACCAGCAATCACGAAAGCTATTGACATTCTACAGAAAAAATCAGAAAGTGAGGAATAAAAGATGAGTATTATTGATAAGATTATAAGCACAGCAAAGAGCCAGATCGGAACATGTGAGCCGGATGGTGATGATAAGTATATTAAAGTATACAATGAGCTGACCGGGGCAAAATTCGGTATGGATGTGGCATGGTGTGCCATTTTCGTAACTTGGGTAATGTATATGTGTGGTGTGGCAAAGGATGTGGTTACAAGATTTGCAAGCTGCACAGCTGGGATGAA